CGGCGGTGATACCGCCTGGTCGGCGCGTAGGCGGTCTAGGATCACCTTGGGGATGGGTCTGTCCCCGGCCAGCCATCGCCGGACGGTGCGTTCGTCGCGCAGCAATACCTGAACGGCGTACTTGCGGGCTGAGAGGCCGCTGGCCGCAATGGCAGCGCGAAGTAGGTCTATGGGATCGTGTGTCATATCAAACCTGCCGGGGGCATCGCACCCCCGGTGCCAGCGTCGACTGGTCAGGCAGGCTCGCGTGACAGAGCAAAAAATGCATCGCGAACAGCTTTTTCAATCAAACGGCGTAGCTCACCAGTATCACCGATGGTTGGCGGGTTATCGGCCCAATCTGCCAAAAAACGTTCGGAAACGGCTCTAGCGATTTCCAGAGGCAGCGGGTTGCTAATAGAGTTGCCGGCAAAGATCGCTTGGCGGAGGTGCTGAATGATTGCGTCAGTCATGGTGTCTCTCCTTGTGTTGTGTCGGGCGGGATTGCCCGGACAGGACTGCCGGGGGCCTTGCACCCCCGCGGCCGCGTGAACGGTCAGTCGGACAGCGAGGTGCCTGCGGCGCGGCGCTCATCAGCTCGCGCCTCGTCGCCGTAGGGACCCCACCGGAACGCGCGGGCGTCGAGGTAGGCGTCCGCGGCCGCCAGCGCGTCGGCGTCGTTGAGGCTGCCGCGCCACCAGCCGAGCATCGCCGCCAGCTCGATGATCTGGGTCGGGGTGACGATCGGGTTGGCGTGCCAGAGGTAGCCGGGCTCGGTCTTGATCAGCGGACGGAAGGTCATGGTGCGCTCCTATGGTGTTGTGCCGGGCGGGATTGCCCAGACCACGCTACCAAGTTAGGGCCAAGGCCCTACTGACGCAATAGGGTGGATTGTAACAAAAACACCGAAACAACGCCGAACTAGGGCTGCCGGCGTGCAACGTATTGCGCGCGCGCGCGTTATGTAGTAGTTTAGCATCTGCCCCGCGCCAGGCGGGGGCCATCCCGGTGCGGCCTCTCGACGGTTGCCACCGCCTAACCCATTGCGGGAGAAGGCGTTGCCAGCTCAGCGTAAGAAAGCCGCGCCCCGGAAATTACCGGGCAAAATGCCGGAGCTCGTCCCACAGCCGCGCGGCGGGGCGCTGCTCTCCGGCGGCATCCCCGGCCACAGGGGCGGCACGGGCCGGCCGCCGGACGCATGGAAGGCGCTGTGCCGGGAGTTGGCGAGCCGCGACGAGATGCTCGAGCAGGCGCGCGCGGTGCTGAGCAACCGGGAGCATCCGGCGTGGCTTGGCGCGTGGCGCTTCGTGGCGGAGCAAGCCTACGGCAAGGCCGAGGCGACGCAGACAGTAAAGGGCGACGTGGATGCGCCGCTGGTGATCCGGGTGGTGGCGGAGTGACGCGGCTCGAGATCGCGGTGCGGCTGCTCGCAGAGCGCTGCGAGTTGAGCCTGGAGGACGCGACAATCCGCATGGCCCTCGAGACGGCGGACCGCATTCTCGCGCTGCACCGCGACACACTGCCCCGGACCTGGAGCGGAGACCGGGTGCCGTGGATGTGGGGCGGGGCGGAGTGATGTGGGCTGTCGGCGCGCTGGGCTTGCTTGCGCTCGCGCTCGTCGGCGCGGTGTTCTGGCTGGCGACCTGGCTGGACCGCACCGCGATGCCAGAGGAGCCGCCGCCGATGACGCCCTCAGCAAGCGCGCCGCCAACGCCGCGACCGACGCGCGGGGGGCGGCGCGACGTGATGGATGACGCAGGCGCACCACGGCGGCGCACGGGCATTGAGTGGATGATCCTCGCGGAGGATCGCGCGGTGCTGGGGCGCGTGGTGGCGGCGACACTGCCGGAAGCACTCGCAGCCGGGCGCGCGCGCTGGGGTCCGCTGTGCCGTCGGGCGCAGTCGCGCGTCAGCTGGGAGATCACCCAGGACGAGGCGCGGACGATCCGTCGGGACCGAGTGATCCGCGAGTGAGCGCGCTCCATGTGCCGCGCCTGCTCTCGCACCAGCAGGCAGTCGCTGATGCGCCGGAGCGCAACAAGCTGATCCGCGCTGGCCGCCGCTGGGGCAAGTCGCGGCTGGCGTTCCATGTGGCGATGGTCGGCCACGGCGGGGGCGACGGGATTGCGCAGGGCCGGAGCGTGGTCTGGCTGGCCCCGGACTACCCGCAGACCCAGACGATCTGGCGCGAGGAGGTCGAGCCCCGGATGCGGCGCGTCCCGCAGGCGCGGATCAACGCCAGCGAGCACACCGTGCAGTTCGGCACCAATGGCCCGATGCTCGCGGTGCGCTCAGCCCAGGCGATTGAGGGCATCCGCGGGATGGGCAAGACGCTGGGCGGGATCGTCGTGGACGAGGCCGCGCACCTCGATCTGGAGTACGCGCTCCGCAACGTGCTGCGCCCCGCGCTGCTGGACAACGCCGGCTGGCTGCTGCTCGTCTCGACGCCCTATGCGGGGAGCTACTTCAACCAGCTCTGCCATGAGGTGCTCGACGGCACGCGCGACGCGAGCTGGGCGCACTGGCACGGGACGCCGTTCGACAACGCCAAGCTGAACCGCGCTGAGGTGCAGCAGTTGATCGCGGAGTACCCCGCAGGCAGCGCGGAGTTGCAGCAAGAGGTCTTCGCGGAGCTGTTGCAGGGTGGCGCGGGGCTGGCCTTCGCGGAGTGGCGGAGCGATGTCCACGTCAGCGCCCACGAGCCGCCGGGTCACGCCGAGTGGTGGGGCGGGCTGGACTGGGGCTATGCGTCGCCGGGCGTGTTCGTGCTGTGCGCGGCGAGCGGTGAGCGGGTGCAGGTGCGCTGGGATATGCGTTGGCGCGAGCAGCCGCCCTACGAGATCGGCTTCACCATCGCGCAGCGCTGCCGCGCGTGGCCGCTCCACCTCCCGACCTTCATCAGCGCCGACAGTGCCTGCTGGGCGGTGACGGACGGCGGACCGACGATCGCCGAGGAGTTGCAGCGCGGGCTCCGGGATGGCTGCCCGGAGTTCCCCATCGCGCTGGTCAGCGCGCCCAAGGGGCCGGGGAGTCGGGTGGCGGGGAAGATGCTGCTCCATCAGGCGCTCCGGGTGACGCCGGGCGAGGACGGGTCGGTGCCGGCATGGGCGCGGCCCCGCCTCACCGTGCATCCTGAGGCCAGGACCGTGGTGCAGACGCTGCCGGCGTTGCCGCGCGATGCGAAGCGGCCCGAAGACGTGGACACCGATGCGGACGACCACGCCTACGACGCGCTCCGCTACGCGCTGATGGCGCGTGAGCCGGAGGCCGCGCCGCCGCCGCGCGACGTCCCGGAGAACCGCCATCCAGGTTTCACCGCGAGCGGCAAGCGCCGCAGCCGTGACCGCACCGACGAGGCGATCCTGCGCGAGGAGCTCGAGGACATGGTCTACCACGGCGGCGCGCCGGGTGGCCGCTACGGGTGGCGGGGCGCGTGACAGCGCCGACAGTGCGGGCACTGGTCGCGGAGCGGAACTGGCTGCGGCGGCGGACGGAGCAGCTCCTCGTCATGCACAGCGCGCTCGAGGCGCGCTACGCCGAGTTGGTGGAGCGGGTGCAGGCGATGCAGCGTGACGGGTGGCGGCCGTCCAGTGAGCCGCCCTCCCGCGACATGGTGGACCCCTTGCCCGATGCGGTGGTGCGCGCGATCGGCGCGCGGGCGATTGACCGCGACACGGCGCGCGAGATGGAGCAGTGGGCGCGCGGCCAGCTCGCGGGCGAGGTGACCATCGACGATGTCGTGGGTCGGCTGTGGCGGGGCGAAGAAGGGCTGTGACGCGCGGGTTGTGGCTGGAGTGCGTGGGCGGGCCGCGTGACGGGGAGCGGTTCCCGCTCAGCACCCCGCCTGAGGGCTACCAGCCGGGGTGGGTGCAGTACTGCCGCACGGCCCGGCGCGGACAGGCCATGATGGTCACACGGACACGAGAGTGGAGTTTCATCGAGGAGCGCGACGATGCAGATCAGTGAGGCAGGCGCAGTGCCAGCAGGGCAGGAGGACGCGCTGGCCGATGGCGGCAGCGGCACCCGTGTCCGCTACGGCGACGACGCCGCACCGGGCGACCTGCTTACCGCGCCGTCCAAGGCGGTCTGGGCGCGGGTGCGCAAGTGGTGGAAGGCGCGCACCCGCGAGTTTGACCGATGGCACGTTGAGTGGGAGGTCAACGAGCGGACGCGCGACGGCGAGCACAACGTCTGGGCGGTGAAGACGCCTGACATGAACAAGTGGCAGGTCTACGTCCCGCCAGGCGCGACGAAGACCCCGCCGGCGGTGCTCAACAAGGCGGACCGGCTGTGTCAGCGGCTGATTAGCGTCCTGTTCACGGACCCGCCCGTGGCGGAGCCGCTCCCGGCCACCGGCGAGGACGAGGACCGCGACGCGGCCGAGTTCGCCTATCGGGTGCTGCTCGACGTGCAGAGCGAGTCCGGGCTCAACGATCTGGATGCGCACCGCGCGGCGTTCGATCTCGCCTGCGCGACGCGCTCCAGTTACCTGCACTACTGGACCGACCCGGTGGGTGGGGGCCGGCAGCCGATCACCGTGCTGGCAAGTCCGCAGGCCCAGAGCATCGACGAGGCACTGATCGACCCCGCGACCGGCGCGCCGTGGCCCGAGGTGCCGGTGGAGCGCTACGTCCGCGCGGACGGGTCGTTGACCGACGAGTCCGCGGAGGCGGCGCTGCGCTGGGTGCCGGCGCTCACGCGCGACGTGCTGCACCCGAAGCAGGTCCGGCTTTACCCGGCCAGCGCCAAGGATGTCTGGGATGCCGAGGGCGTGCTGGTGGCGGAGGTGCAGCCGTGGGCCGAGTGGCGGCGGCGCTTTCCGGACCTCGTCCCTGAGGGCGCGGACGAGGACGCGCTGGCCGGCAAGGCCGCAGACATCCGGCCCGGTGAGTTCAAGCGCCTTTTCCCGAAGCACGAGCCTCAGGCCGACGCGGCCGAGGACAAGCTCGTGCTGGGCGTCCACGTCTACCTGCGCGAGTGCCCGGACTACCCCGATGGCGCGCACATCATGCTCGTCGGGCACCTCATCGCGGCGCAGGGCCCGTGGGTGAGTGAGCGCAACGGCCAGCGCCAGCCGCTCGACCTCCCGGTCGTCCAGTGCCGCCAGTTCCGGGGGCCGCTCGACGACCCGCACGGGCGCGGGCTGATGGACTTCCTGGGCAACTCCAACCAGCTCCGGGCGCACCTGATCGGGGTGATCGAGGACGTGCTGGACCGCAACGCCAACCGGAAGGTCTTCATCCCGACCAACAGCCTGCTGCAATCCAAGCAGCAGATGCTGCCCTTCCTGACGCACATCCCGATCAACCCCGGCGGCGAGCCCAAGTACGAAGATCTGATCCCGGTGCCGGGCGAGGCGCTCCAGCTGCTCGACATCGTCAACCGGGAGATGGACGACGCGAGCGGGTTGCAGGAAGCGGGGCAAGGCTTGCAGAGCCGCGGCGTCGACAGCGGCCGCCACGCGCTCGCGATCATGTCGCAGGTGCAGGCTGGGCTCTCGGACCTCAAGCAGCACGCCGAGCGCGCCTACATCCGCGCCTGCCGGGTCCAGCTCCAGCTCATCGGCAAGGACTACACGGTCCCCCGGCTCCTCCGCTGGGAGGGCGCGGACGGGGCCTACAAGGTCAAGCGCTGGATGGGCAGCGACCTGGGCTCCACGCGCGACGTGCGCATCCGGCCGGGGACCATGAGCATGATGCCGCCGCTCCAGAAGCTGCAAGCGGCGGTGCAGTGGGGCCAGCTCGTGCAGGCCGGCATGGCCCAGCCCGACGACCTGCAAGACTTCGTGGCCTCGAGCCTCAAGGGCCTGACCGGCCTGGAGGACAACCCGCACCTCCAGCGCGTCCGGCGTCAGGTGGAGCTGTGGCGGCAGGGCCCGCCCGAGGGGTTCCTTGAGGCAGTCGAGCAAGGGCAGGCGATGGCCCAGCAGGCGCAACAGCAGGCGCAGCTGATGGCCCAGCAGGCCCAGATGCTGGGCCAGCCCGCCCCGCCGCCGCCCCCACCGCCGCCCCCGCCTCCGGTCCCCGAGGCGCTCCAGCAGCTCCCGATGGATACCCAGCCCCCGGTCGCGACCCTCCGGGTCCGCGAGCTGGGCCGGGCGATGGCGGGGCTGAGCTTCTTGGCCCAGCCCGCGCCGTGGCGGCAGGTGCTGATTGACCTCTACCAGCAAGCCGTGCAGGTGCTCGCCCCGCCCCCGCCGCCCGGAGGGCCCGCTGGCGCGCCCCAGCCGCCCGCTGGGCCGCCGAATGGCGCGCCCCCACTGCCGCCCCCCAACCCGGTACAGGGCCAGCCTCCGGCGCTCACAGCCCCCGAGGCAGACATCCTCGGGCCGTCGGTCGGCCAGCCGGCGGGGCTCTAATGGAGCCGATCGAGCTGCTGGCCCTGATGACGGCAAGCCTGCGCGCGGGCGCGGGCGGACGGAGCGACGCGGCGTGGGCCAAGGCCGCCGAGGAGGCGGTCTACGGGTTGAGCCTCATTCTCGCCAACGAGGCCAGCATCCGGGCCCAGCTCGCCAAGGCCCTGACCCCAGCCGCCGCGTCAGGCGACCTGGTCGTCCCGGCCAGCGGATTAGTCGTGCCTAAATAACGCAATGCGTCGAACCGTGGGCATCCTATTGACTTTTCACCGGAGGTAGGCTAATGTCTGAGCGTGAGTCCCCGTCCCCTGAGGACTGGACCCTGGACGACGACGAGTTTTCCGCCGTCTTGGGGACTGAGCCCGAGGACGATGCGCCCCTGTCCGACGCCGAGGCGGCCCCCGATGAGGCCCCCGCCGCAGCGACCGACGACAGCCCCGCGCCGACGGAGGCCACATCTGCCAACGCCGCGTCCGCGGACGGGTCACCCCTCGGGGCCCCTGACGCCCCAGCCGAGCCGAGCGCAGCCGCAACGCAACCATTGACAACTGAAGGGTTTACGCCGCCGACTGGTGACCCGTTCACGTTTACCGTGGATGGACAGCAGGTCGCGGTGGATGGGGCCGTCGTGGCGGGAGACTACATCGTCATCCCGAAGACGGTCTGGGACCGGCAGATTCGCCCGAATCATCTGGCGGATCGGCGGGTCTGGCGCGAGAAAGAGCGCGCCTACGCAAGCGCCGTGCAGGAAGCCCAGCAGGGCTTCAACGAGCGCGTTGCGCGGGCGGACGCGATTCTGGCGCGGGTGGCGGAGCTGAACCAGGCCGGCCCGGAGGCGTGGGCGCAGTGGCTGGATCAGTTCCAACAGAACGCCCCCCTCCTTGAGGCGCAGGCCCGCGAAGCGGCCGCGCGCCAACAGCTCGAGCGCATTCAAGCCGTGGAGACGGCGCGCGCCCAGCAGGAGCAGGCCACCACGCTGGTCCCGGTGCTTCGGCAGCACCTCGAACGTGCGGTGGATACGGCGATTGGGCTCGACGAGTACAAACTCCTCGCCCCCGACGCGGCCGCGCTGAAAGAGTTGCTGTGGGGCGAGGAGGCGGAGCGGCTGTTCTTTGTGCCCGACCGCGACGACCCCGGTATGGGGTGGCGCGCGGGCGAGGTCGCGTTCCGCACCGACGTGTTCCAGCGCCTGCTGGACCGCCAACTCCTCACGGCCAAGCGCGTCGGCCACCAGGCCGCCGAAGTCGCCAAGGCCGCCAAGCACAATCAGGCGGCGACCGCGAAGGCGACCAGCCGCGCCAAGCCAGCCCCGACCCCACCCCGCGACCCG